GGCGAGAGTTTTCATGGCATCGGGTGGTTACTGTTGTAGACACCTTCGGCGACCCATGTTTCGTATTCTTCGTCGGTCATGAGGCGTTCGGTGTCGTCTACTTGAATGTAAACGGTGTCTTGTGGGTATAGGGCTTTGTATTCGTCAATGGTCATCAGACTGTTCCTTTGTATCCGTACACGGCAATGGTGCCACCAGTTAATGTTCCTGATTCGGGGACAAGTCTGAAACTTGTGTACGAGGTCGCGACACGATGTTCGCCTTGCATAGTTCCGTATGCGCCAGAGTTTTGATACACACCATTACCAAATTTTGTATATGCGGCTTTAAACGGTCCCATTACATCAACCCTGACGTGGGCGGTTTGCCCTGCACTTAAACAACCGCCAACCCAATTCAGAAGTGCCGTATTGTTTCGTCCAGCCCCAAAAATGGTGCTTGCTGCTGAATCGCCGTAAGCCATAAAACCGTAGTAACCAGTCGTACTCCCGCCAATTTCAATACCAATAGAAGCAGCAGTGGAACCTGTACCGCCTGACATAAGAATCAGATAATTGTCGTAGTCAGCCGAAAAAGCACCAGTAACAGTGACCGACGAAACGGCCGACCCGACGGTCTGTGTTTTGACAAGCCACATCCCAACGCTGTTCATCTGTGCTGCTGTCAGGACTGCGCCCGAACTAAATGTAGGTGGTGTAGCCATAATGTTTTCTCCTTTATCCGTAACCCCAAGCCAAACGGCTGGTGTCCAAAATACCTTGTGTTGAACTATCTAAAATGAAATATTGATAAACCGACAATGATGAAAAGTAAGCGGTGTATTCAGTTTTTGATGGTGTACCACTAAACGAGAAACCTTCAAGTAATACGTTTGTTGTTGTGTTTGACCCTGCACCTGGTACAAGCCAAGTTACCGAAGTACTTCGAGCAGTACTTGCTGAAGCCCCATACAAAAAACTTGCTATAGCAGTTTTTGATGCGGCCGCGTCGTCAAAGTCAACTTCAAAACGCAACAAATTAGGGTCACCCTGAACATAAGCAAGCCACGAAGCAAGGCCAGACGGTTGATAAGTACCAATGTCAGCGGTGTTTACCGTGTAACCCGAAGTGCCGTAAGCAGTTTGCGAATCAGTGTTGTTACCAAAAGTTAGAATTGATGCACCGGCCATGGTGTAATTGTTCACGGTGACTTGATTCATGAAAGTATCAAGCGAATTAATGCGCCGAAAATTGGTATAAGAAATAGAAGTTGCTGATGATGTTGTGCGATGAAGTGAAACTGAGTTTACACTCAACGCTGACGCACGACTAAGGAAACTTATCCCCGAACCAATTGCTACAAGTTGACCACGTTCAGCATTATTCAATAAATTGAGGCGATTAAGAATTGTCCCGTTATAAGTCGTGACTTGTTCCGCTCGTGACAAACCTTGACCGACTGCAGTAACTTGTGGTGATGTCCAACCTGTATACGAATTATTCGTATATCGTGCTTGATAGGTAGTCCAATCACCTGTGTAACCTGTGAAGTCTTGCAGGTTCCATTTGCCTGCTTTAGTTATTGAATCCTGACAAGTGATCGTCGCAGTCGATAGACCAGTGTTACCTGGGTAGTCGTCATAAGTGATACCAACTACATCGCCGTAAACAAAAGTGTTCCCTGAAGCAAAAAGGATTGACACTGCTGTGCCTCGACTAAAGTTCGCGGCCTGATTTGACTGGTTTTTAATAGTGATGTTGAACGATCCGCCAGCATAGTTGTCAATATAGTTTTGGCGTCCCTGAGTACCACTGAATGAAAGTACGTCAGAAGTAAAAGTTGTTAGACCTGCACCATATTTGAATTGCCATGCTTCAACGCTCATTGGACACTCACAGGTAATTTGCCAACATTACGGTTATATGCCTGCAACGCACGCACAACCTCGTTGGGGTCTGCACTTGTAACTGTGATGTTGATAGTTCCGCCACCACCTAAAGCGTTGTTTGGTGTGATGTTGCCAGACGTGGAAGGCGTAAAGATCTCTGCTCCGCGCTCACCAACAAGATACGAACTACCGCCCATAACAGGACCACCGTTTGCTCGAGCACCACGAAACCGTCCGTTTGTGTTGTTGGAGCCAATAGATATGCCTGCCAAACCTAAAGCATCTTCAGCACTCAGACCGCCGTACTCGGCACCTCGAGCAAGATAGTTGGCGTATTCAAGTGCAGCTGCTGAGCCTTCCGTCTTGAACTTGAACAGGATTTCTTTGGATGAGATGCCGTCCATGGTCCCTGCGATTGTTTCTAGGGTATCTATAAATTCGGCGGCTTTTTCGTTGTAAGTAACTAGGTCGTCATACGCTCCAGTGGCAAACGCTTCCTCGGCGGCGGCTTCCATTTTGCCGAGGGCTTCAGTTGCTTTGTCTAATGCGACAACCTGATCAAATTCTCCTGTTAGATTTTTCCACGCGGTATCAGCCTTAACAATCGCAACACTCGCGCTATCGGCTGCAGTTGCTAGTTCGTTTAGCGGGTTACGTGCATTTTGAATGGCCGTTCTAAAAGTTTTGGCGTCTTCACGGGCGTTAGCCAAATCTTTAGCAAAAACAGGAATAACTTCCTTTTCGCTTGTAAACAAATCAAACACAAAACCTGCAGCGTCTGCAACTCCACCCAAAGCCGTTTTTGTAAGTGCAAGCGGAGTCAAGTTTTCTGACATCCAAGTAGCACCCGGAATGCTTTTGAACACATTCCTGACGTCTAAACCAACATCAAGGACTGCGCCAAGATCACCTAAAACGGGAACTAAAGAACCGCCGATGGAAAGCGAAAGATCCTCAACTTTGCCTTTAAGAACGTCCATAATGTCGCGGAGTTCTTTAGCCTTTTTAAGTTCCTCAGGGTTAATAACTTTTGCTTCAGAAACACCGTCTAAGGATTTTTGGAGGTCGTCGGAACCCATCTCAATAAGTTCTGACATTGACTGCCAGCCCTTGCCTAGCAACTGCGAAGCAACTTTGGCTTTTTCTGCTGGATCTTTAATGTCTTTGATTCGTTGAATAGTGTTAAGAAATGTCGCGTTAACGTCTAACGCACCGTCTGCGAGGTACACAAGGTCTACGCCTAAGTCACGAACTTTGTCGGCGTCTGCACCAATTGTTTTATTAAGTTTGCCGATAGCAGTTTCAACTGTCCCTGCTTCAATACCGATGTCGCCAGCAACTTCAATGAACTTAGAAGCCTCCTCAACGCTGAGCCCTGTGGCGTCAGCAAACTTGCCCGCACTTAACGCAAGTTCTTGAAAGGCTTGGACCCCTTTAATAGCAAAATCAGCAAGAGCTGCACCGCCAGCCATAGCAAGAGTGCCGGCGTTCGCTTTGACGGAATCCATGGCGACAGTCGAGCCAGCCTTAAACTTGGCCATTCCACCTTCAGCATCACCCACGGCAGTTTTAAAGTTGGCAAACGCGGCTTTGGCGGCTTTAACTCCAGCATCAGAGAATTCGCTAATGATCGGAATGTTGATTGCCATTAGCGTTTCACCTTCACAAGTTCTTGGTTCGCTTCAAAGATTATCTGTTTCACCAATGGTTGGAGGGCTCTTTCAAAGTCAGGTTTTGCTTTCTCGCCACCAGCCCAAACCATTCGGGAAGGTTTGCCCATACGTTCATTAAGGACCCCGACCATGTTTGGGCGTGCTTTTTTGGGGTTTCGGTTTCGGGTTCGGTTTGGGCCTTTGCCAGCGATATCAGTAATTGCGAGTGCTGCACCTTTTGTACCTACAGTAATTGTCCCGATCGTTTCGTATTTGGCACCTTGTGCAATGTTTCGCTTGCGGGCTTTTCGAGTGTTGGTTTTGACAACCACATTTTTAGTTTGACCGCCTTTCCACCCGGTACGACCATTATTTTCCATTCCAGACATTGGAGCGGACGATGGAACTAGCGGTGTGATTGCGTCAACAACAACTTTGCCAAGTTCACGAATCTGTTTACCGTACGCACGACGCAATTTAGGGTCAATGGATTGGATAGTCCGCAACGCCTCTTTCAGGCCAGTTGGTTTCAGATCTATTCCAAGACTCACTTTTTGCTCTCGTTCTGCTCGATTATCAGCCTGACCATTTCGTCAATGATCTGGGCTGGTGTTTCCATCAGATCCAGTGGACTGATGCCTGTACGAACAGCGAGCTGCGCGATCAGGTTTGTGGCTCTTCCTGCGGGCCCTGTTTGGCTTTTGGGACAAACGTGATATCCATAACGTTCTCAACCCAAGTGCTAAACAACGGCACCACAATCTTTTTGGTTCGTAACGCATCCCAAGCCAACCATGCGAGAGGCTTGAACTTCATGTCCTCTAAGAAACGGCCCACGGAGAGCGTGGGGTGATGATCTTCCCACCTGCACGCAACTCCGTAGGTGATCGGTGCTTCGAATGTTTCACCGTCAGCCATTTCTACTTTTAATGTCATGCCAATCATGTCGGGGTCCTTTTGTTAGTTGTTGATTACGGGGTGATGTCGCGCACCCACGTGCCGCCGACATAACTTACGCTTACTTGGCTGAGCTCTGCAACGGTCGTTACGATCGGCGTAAACGAAGCCAACATGGCATTAGAAATCGTGTATTCGGGATTACTTGCGGACTCGGATGCGCCTGATGGTGAGATGACCAGAGTGGTGGTGCCGTCCCCGACCTGATCGAACAGGGTGGCTTCAATTTCGCCAGTTCCGTAGTTCATGAACATCGTCAAGGTGACATTCACCATTTGGAGGCCCGACACGAAGCGGTGCCCGGTATCGCCAAAGGTCGTGGATTCGAGTGAGTCGTAACCGATCTCAAGCGAGGCCGCAGAGGTGTTCTGCGTGACATCCACTCCACCGATGGTGACGGTTGGGTTGGACAGGTAAACGGTTTTTGTTGTGGGCATGGTTTTTCCTTTATGGGATGCGCTTGGAAGCGATTCTGATAGTTAGGTCGTATGCGGGTAATTCTTGTGAACCGATTTGAGCGAGCGACGGTGTGCCACTCACAACGGCAATAGAACTGTTCATGATGGTGTCGCAGACTTCAAGAATGTAGTTTGCCGAATCGCTATTGCCGGGTGGCGCGCCAAGGATTCGGAGATCAACTGTGATATCTGCGATTTGGTTGTTGAAACATGTGAAGGTCGGTAACTCGACAAACACGGTGAGCGGTCGGGCGTTGCGCGGATCGGTGACAGGCTTGAGTCCCAACGCTGTGAGCGACGCTGACACGGTGTTGATGGTGTCCGTGAAGATGCCTGACATGTCATGCACACTGCGATCGTTTAATGCCGAGCAACTGGTTGACTCGACCCAAGGTCATAAGCGGTGGTCCGCTCATGTCACCAAACGACGCGTATGAGTCGCCAGTGGTCCCGCGTTCACGGTAGAGCCCTGCGGCGTAAAGCGTGGTTCCTAACAGCACTGAACTGTCAGGGACGGTCGTAAGACTGTCGTGGTAACCAGCCTGCACGCGACGCCTGAAACACCAAGAGTTTGCAGCTGCGACACAAGTCGTTAGGAACGCGGTGTCATTTGCCGTGGCCGACGCGATCCCAAGAAACTCAATTACTGGCGCAGTTGATGACAGCCATGTGCAACTCAAAGTCCATGTCAAAGTTCCAAACGGGTCGGCTGCGGATCGTTCTAGATCGTCGCCAACATCTTGGAACATCAACTGGTTAACGATGATTTCGTTTTCGTTGTATAGAAGGTCGCCTGCTTCGTTAACGCCAGCAAACAAGTTGACTGGTACAGCGATCACAATGTAGGTGCCGTTGAGACCGTGACCGAGTCCAGTGAGTGTGATTGTCTGGCCGACTGTAATGTCGGTTGCTTCGAGGGTCTGCACCACAGCAACATCGTCTAGACGCTGGTGGTGCGTCACGCTAAATGTGGCCATGGTGCAGTCTCTCTACTTAGTCAGTCGGATCAGGCGAACGTGAACTTGACGAACTTGCTTGGATCAATCATTAAGGCGGCGAAGTAGCCACGGAACGCAATGGTGCGGCTCAAGGTGGACGGGTTGTCCAATGAGATTGCGCCCTTCTGCTGTTCAAACAGTTCGTAACCAGATGCGTCGCCGACGATACAAGTTGCGCTTGCAAAGTTCCGATCAACAACAACTTGCAGACCGAAAGCGTTACCGTTTACTTGACCGGGTGCAAGATTACCAAATGCGTTCATCGGTCCGATTTGTGGGAATAACGGACGCTTGCTCGAATCCGACAAAGCAATCAAATCTTGCCAAATACCGGGAGCCACAAATAAGTGAGTCGGCAAGTTGCCATTTGACGAAGTGAGAATTGTTGCTGCAGCTTCAGCAATTTCAGCGGCCCAAACTGACGGGTCGTCAGTGTCGGCAGCGGTAAACGCTTGAGTCGTGGTTGCGCCAGCGACCAAAGTATCGGCTGCATAGTTGTCGGTTGCGTTTGCGTAGATACGGCCCATGTCGTCAAGCAAGATTGACAAGATCGCAGGATCGGTCCAATCCAGATCGGCTTCGGAGATGTTTACGTAGCCACCGAAAATTTGCTTGGTGACCTGATTCGAACTCACCACGAAAGTGCCTGACTGGTTGCTCATTTCGGCAAGGCTTGCACCAATGCTCGTGTGAGTCGTGACCTCGGGACGAATAAAGATTTTGCCTCCACCCGGCATGGATTTTGCACCAACTGCATCAACGACTGGGCGACGGCCAATGAAGTTGTTGTAAACAGGTCCAAGGATTGGAGTGGGGAGCACACCGGGTGTGTCGCTGGTGACCACGTCGGGAGCTGCGGCGCGAAGTGCTTCGTGCATACGTTCCCAAGCAGTTCCGCCAGCAATGGCAGCACTCAAGTATTCGACAGCGGTCGGCAGTTTTGCGTCGCGCTTGACGGCGGTTGCATAGATGGGTTGAGTCGCAACTGCGGCTTCAACGGTTGTGGGTTCTGACATTTCATCCTCCTCGGATGGTGTTGGGGTTGTTTCTGTTGGGGTTTCGGTTTCGTCGGGTTCGCTTTCATCGGGTGATGAGGCGGCGACTGAGTAGACCTGTGCTGCTTCGTAGGCTGGCACAGTGACGAGCGACAGTTCTACGAATCGGGCTTGAGAGACCTCTAGGGTCCCGTCTGACAGGCGCTTGAACTTGGTGGGGATTGCGCCCACCGAAACGCTGTCTAAAGCGCCATCGGCGAGCAGTGCAAGAGCATCATCGGCGGCTCGAGTCGCGCTCAACTTGGCGACGAACAATAAGCCTTCGCTAGTTGACACTCTTTCAACTACACGACCGATCACGCGCGTGTCGTCGTGGTATTCCAAGAGCTTCGGCATCGGGCCGTCCTCAGGAAGTGAGCCTTCAAGGAAGACCACACTTTCACCGCCACTCAATTGCGCTTTGACATTCCACGGGACTGCAAGGCCAGTGATTTGGCGCGACGGTTCACCGTCAGCGGACGCGTCCAGCGTGATCTGTTGAGCGGTCAATCTAATCATGAGTATTCTTCCTCGCGGTTTCCTGAATCAAAAGCGGGTTCGCGCTCAACATTCCCAAGATCGTTTTCGTACATATAGTCCGAAACATCAAATTTGACGTACCGTCCACGCGGTAAAAGTTGGGTCATTGACAGAGTCTGTTCAATGGCATCCAAATATTGTTTGGTGCCGAATAAATAAAGATCTTGGCGTGCCTGTTGCGCGTTTTGATATGTGTATGAACCGGGCACGCCGATGCCCAATAAGTACGGAGGGATTCCCGTGCTTCGAGAAAGTTCAAGCGACTGAAATTGACGCGACTCAATCAGTTGCAATTTGTTCGGGTCACTGGAGAACTCTTTAAAAGTCACGACGCTGTTAAGTGCGCCAATGGCACCAACTTGTCGAGCGTTACGCCAAGCAGCTGCAAGTTCGGAAAGATCTTCGGCAGACATTGGTTCGGAAGCGTCGGTCTGTTGCAACCAACCAGCGGCAATTTCGTTAACAGCGAAACGATCGGCGGCTTGCTGAAGTTTTAAGGCCGTCATAATTGCCCGGTTGCCTGTATAGAGCAGACCTTGAGTCGGTGCCAAGAACTGCACGACGTCATCAGTTGCTAATGGGTACCCGTTAAATTCAACTTGGTCGGACGGGCCGAACCATTGCGGGCCAGCCTGATCCATGGTCGTCACCATTGCGGCGGGTAACCATTGGAACGAAAGCGGGCGTCCCGTAGCAGTTGACCGGCTGGTGATGTACCAGAATCCGCGACCGTGAAGCATAAGGTCCGTGACGAGTTGGGAGAAAATGAAGTTGCGCGTGACCTTTGGATCAGGCTGATCCATCCACGACTCGTTCTCCAAATAGATCTCTTCGTATTCTTCGCCAGTCCATTGCGTGGTGTAATGCTTGAGTTCTAAGCAGCCGACCATGGACGCAATCATTTGAATCGAGCGGGCAACAGTAGGAACAGAGAGGGCCAGTTCTTGCGACGCCCCGACGGAGTACGTATAGAACTGACCCACCTGTGCGGCAGAACCTGCTGCAGCCTGTATCGGCGCGGACGCAAACGCGGGGGTTGCGCTTACTTTCTTGCTACCGAAAAGAGCCATCGCTTCCGAGTCTCTCACATATTTTGCGTCTATGTAAGTACCCCTAGCCGAAAGCGAAAGCGGCCCGAGATGATCGTGTCGGTCGGCCTGCTTCAGCAGCTGCGAACACCATGCAACGAGCAAGGGTGATCGGACCGGGTGACTTTTGTGAACTGAGGGGTGCGCCGTCGTCCACCTTGACTTGTACCGCCCTAGTGACGTGTTCAGATAATGCGATCTCGCCAGTGTGACGCAACTTGTCCTCCAAGATCATGCCACGGCAAATAGGTGTTGCTGCTTTCAGTTCTTTGTAGCCGACGATCTGTGTACGACGCACAAAGTCGGGCGGGGTGTGGGGATGCAACGTCGGATTGATTCGTAACTGGATTTCTCGGTTTTGCATGACACGGTTTACTTCAGCCCACATTTGTGACTGCGAATCCACAACAAATTCGGTCGTGACAATCACGCCGCCTTCATGCGCGACAGCCCTAACTCCGCAATACAAAGTGTCGTTGTCTAGCGAGTTGTCCACGCACAAAATCCCGCCGTCTGGAATCGGTATTTGTGTCACTCGATCAGCCCACAAACCAAACGGTAGCCACGAATCAGCGGACGCAATCCAAAGGTTCCCGTGTGCTCTAAGCCACGCCCCACGATCAGGACCAGCAAACGCCTTCTCCAATGAACGCCACTGAATCGTTGTTCCTAACGCAGGGTTAGACCACGGCCACCACTGGCGGTCCTCCATATTCACACCCGGTGGAGGCGACCACTCACACCAGTAAATCCCGTTTGTAATCCCTTTATCAATCGCGTGCAACGCCTGTTCTCGCAACATTTGCATCGCCGTACTGGCCTGCGTCCCCGCCGTGCTAAAGCAGGCGAGCAGGGGATTCGGCTTGGCGATTTGACTCGGTCTAAACGCGTCGAATAGCACGTCAGGACTGATGTCCCAAAGTTCGTCCACACACAAAAGGTCAGGCGACCCGCCATGCTCATCGGCGCGAGCAACACCCATCGAAATAACCGACCCGTTATGGCACAAAATCGCCTCGTCACCATTCGTGCGGCGCACCGTAGCCAAATCAAGTTTCTCAAAAGTGTTAGCCAAGAAACGCCACGTCTCCATCGCACGCTTTTTCTTGTTAGCCACAATCTGAATTTCCTGCGGACGACCCCACCACTCAGGCCCCTTAAGTGCCCATCCTGCACAAAGTGCTCGAAGCATCCAAGACTTACCATTTTGGCGACCAGTTCCAATCACGGCTTCATTTGCACACAGTCGCCCAGTGCCATCGTGACCCAACATGC